GCCATCTTACCTTCCCATGCAACTTCACCTGCTGCAACCTTTTCTGCAACAGTAGCACGAGCTTTAGCTTCTGCAACTTTAGCTTGTCCTTCTGCTTTTGTCTTTTCGACTTTGTTCTCAAACCATGCACCTGCTAAATTTGCTATTGGTCCTATTAATGCTTGTATCATTATAACCTCTTTTTACCTTCTTTTTCTTGTTTTTTTCTTAGTGCCATTACGTGCTTGTTCATTAGATAGTTTCCTATCTTCAGAAACGGTTTCGCTAATTTTAGATACAATACGTCTTTTCTCATCTAAATCTCTTCGTTTTTGCAGCAATCTTTTTGGGCTGTTTAGAAAATTGTTTACCTCCTCTAGTCGCTTTGCGTTTAGCAGCCGTAGACGCGGCGTATTCTTGGGGAGAAAGAGCCTTAATTGCCGCCGAAGGTAAATAACGCTCACCTGTAGCTTTTGACCCTTGTGTACTAGGTTTACCACTTTTGGTTCTCCACTTTTGTTTTGTCCAGTTGGCTAGTGATTTTTGTGGTGCTTTCATATGCTTTTTTAATCTCTTCTATTGTTCTGTTACATCCTATACAGATATCATCTTCTAGTGTACAAATCCCTATGCAAGGTGTTAAAATTTTCCTGTCCATTTGCCTGCAAACCATGCTAACACACCTGCAAAGAATAATAATATAATAAACCCTATTCCATATCCTGCATATTCTATAAGTTCTTGTCTACGCTTCTCTGCCATCTTTTCTTGATAGCGTCTTGATTTTCTAGCTTCTGCTTGAAAAGCTTGCCAATCTTGCCACAATCCGGGTCTGCCTAGATAAATCATCATCTTCTTGAGTTCTTCTTCTTTTTCTCTTATCTGCTCAAGAGCCATGAACTCATCTAAGTCTGCACCACCTACACCTCTAGCCTTTTTCTTTTTTAGATTTTTTTCTATTTGTTCTTTTGAGAACACAAAATCTGATATTTGTTTTGCACACCCTGAAAGTTCTTTTCCGTTGGACACGAAATTTTTTATTATTCCGAAAGCAGCGTTAGCTGCGGCTAGTTCTGCTAACATTTTATTTCCTTATAGGTTTGCAATATGCAGTTATTCGTTGATTTCCATCCTCTGTTGGTATAGCTGGTTGGTTATGCAGACGCTCTGCAAAGTATAGACATTTATCAATATCTTCAAATCTTTGGGTTTGGTTTATAACTCTTGTGTCAATCATAAACACAAGAAGAAACTCTATCATACAGGTGCTCCCTGCACCTCATCTTCTTCTTCTTCGTGACACTCACAGTTGCATTCATCACAATCGCAATCATAGCATTCACAAGTATCACACCTTTTTCTTTTTTCGTTCATGTGCCTTCCTTAGTTGTTCTTTTGCTATTCTTGCAAGTCTTGCTTGTTCTTTCTTCCCAGATACCTTGGCTCGTTGTTCAAGGACTGTAAGTATCTGTATCTTTCTCGCAAACGGTTTATTAATTCTTTTAACTTTTGCAATGGTTGCTTTCGCATCTGCGACTGTAGCGAACTTGATGCTAACTGTGTCTTTAGGGTTCTCATCTGTGTATAGTCTTCTGTCGCTACCTTTTGGTTTTTTGCCTGTGCCAACTTTAGGGTCTCTCTTCTTTTTGTTCGACATTATCCTCTGTATCCACCACCTGCGGCTTTATATTGTTTTGCCAACATCTGTGCCTTTCTCGCACTCCATTGACCGGGTGAACCTCCTTTACCACCTGCTTTGATACGATTGAATAAGTTTTTACGCATTGTAGGTTTAGTATAATTACCTGCCTTATTTACTGTGCTTCCACCACTACTTAATTTGATAGCAGACAAAGTCTTTGCTTGGCTTGCATGAGCTTTACTAGCTTTCCTTAGTTTACCTGCTACCTTTTTTATTTTTGCTTTTGCTTTTTTTACTGCCACTGTTATCCTCATATAAGTTGTTAAATGTCGTAAATGGGTCTAAATACGATTCATGTGCTTCTGCTGAATGTGTCCATTGAGATGGAGTAAAATCAGGAGCACCTTCACCTGTAACCCATAAGGCAGGACTTGTGGCTCTTACCCTGTTGTTTGGTAATGCTACAATATTACCTGTCCATTTCCCTGCATCCAACAAATACATAACGTGAGATTGTTTATGCTGTGCAGGGTCATCTGCTATATCACTGTCTGTGTAGTCAACTGTGAACATATACTTTGCAGTATAAAACTCATTGTCTATCTTACACAACCACGGAGAAGAACTTACTCTGTCCATGACTATTACACTGTGATGTCTTGATTCGCAATCCCAAGGTTGACATAAATGGTCTTCCATTGGTTCTGCCCACTCATCTACAGGTATATCGGCTACTAGTGCTTGTATTGGCATACGTGCCCACATTGCACCACCGTGTACATTTTCTTCTTCTGTACATCCTGTGAAGACTACCTGAAAACTTAATGACCTATCAGGTATGGTATTAACTGCGAAAGCTAATGCGTGGAGATATTCACCATGATAATCCATATGATTACAAGTGAACTCTTTACGTACCCAACATTTAAAATGAGGTACGTTACTTATAAGATAAGACATTATCTACGTCTAGCAGCTCCGCCACGTGACATCATCTTTGTCTTTTTCATTCCACCTCTAGCCATGTATTTTGTTTTCTTCATACCGCCTTTAGCCATGTATTTAGTTTTTTTCTTCATTGCCATTTTTATGCACTCCTTATTAATTTACCTGCGTTTTTAGTACGCTTGTATGACCTATTTTTAGAAGCCTTAACTACTTTAAGCTTACTATTTTTATTTAGGGCATTACCCCCTACGTGATGAACATCTTTACCATCACCCTTTTTTACAAGACCTTTACGTTTCATAATACGTCTTGCAAGATTACGATTAGCTCGTTTTTTCTTTACTAGAGGTTTAGAATCATAGGCTTGTTCTTTTTTGTAGTTGCGATTTATCATTTACCTTTTATTTTGTTATAGGCTTCTAATCCTTTAGGTCCACTAGCTTTTAAGGCTAACAACCCCGGATTATCTTGTACAGAACCACCTGCTACATACATGTGTTTCTTTCCACCTGCCATACCGCCATATGCCATTTTACTTTTGTTTATATCTTTAGCTTTCTTACCACCCATGATGATAATAGCTATGCCTTCTTTATTTTTCATGCATCACCTATGTCTTTGTTACTCTTTTCAAGCTACCTTGTTTTCCTTGTGCGGCAGCTTTAGCAGCGGCAGAACCTGTTCCACCATACTTATCCATTAATTGTTTTCTCTCAGTAGCATTTTTAGGAAAAATGTTACCTTTAGGTCCAAAACCTACATTACCACCTGCTGTGATAGGTTTAGACTTCTTAGTTTTAGTTACTTTTTTTGGCTTCTTAGTGGTTGTATCTTTCTTCTTCATTTTAACAGGAGCAGTTCCGCCTTCCATGTTATCTGTTCTTCTAACTTTACTTTTTGCAAAGTCATCAACCCTGCCCATACCAAAATCTTTAGGTTTGATGCTCTTAGGTCTACGTTTAGGCATCTCTTCTGCTTTTAGTTTAGTAGTCTTCGTGCCACTCTTAGTGCCTAACTTATCTGCTGCAGCCACTCCTACAACACTAGTTATTGTCTTTAATTTATTTGCTCCACCAACTTTTAAAGGCTTGTTTACTTTACCTTCAATGGTTTCACCTTTTCGTTTATTTACTTTTGTGCTAACCTTTCTTGCTCCTTTTGGCGGAAGCACTTCACCTTCTAAGACCTTTTTCTGTGGAGCTTTCTTTTTTGTTGTTACAGATGTAGACTTAGGTTTTGTAACATTAGCACCACTAGGTTGCTTTATTTTTGTTACAGATGTTCCTGTTGTTTTATTCTGTCCTAACTTAGCTGTTATCTTAGGTGGCTTGTTCAACGTCTTAGGTTGACCATATTTCTTTGTTAATGTTTTTGTTAATCTTTTAACTACTTTACCACCCTGTGAACGGATGGCTGAAGCTATAGCAGGTGTCGCAGCTCTCACGAGTGACGAACCTAATATAAATAATAGAGGTAATGCCATGTTTAAATTCCTTTCCTAATTACCATTTAACTTTGTGTGACCAGTATTTTGCAGATAGTTTACTGGTAGGTTTACCCTGTGCATCGTGTCGTGCATAGTAGGATTTCTTACGTGCTTTATCTTTAGCACTTTTAGGGTTTTTACCTGCACCCTTTACACCTTGCTGTCCAAAGCGTATAAATTTATATGTATCACCCTCTTTTGCCATTACACAATGTGACTTAGTAGGATGACTAGGAGTTCTCTTAGGTTTGTTCACACCTTTGAGACCCTCTTCTTTCATTTTGTTTTTAACTCGTTCAGGTATAGACATTTAAATATCCAATTTTTCTTCGTCACTAATGCATTTGTATTTAGTTGCTATATACTCAGGCATCCAATCAGGTAACTCGACTGCTATTTCATATGCCCTTTGCACACACTGTGATTTTTTATTATACGGACCTTCTATATCTTTTAATGTGTGACATACTGTTGGGTCTTTCAACATGCACACAAGTACAAATGTTTCAAACATCCTCCAACATCCCTTCTGCTTTCATCGCTGTTTCTACATGTTTTAATGTATACCGCACACCTGTGTCAGCTTCGATGGCAGCACGTACATAAAATACGGAACTATGAGGGATATGTAAATTCTTTAGTGTGTTAGTATGAATGGCATAATAAAATGCTTCGAGCATACTCTCTGGTGTATATAGTTGTACGGATTTTTTACGCATTGTCAAGGAACTTTTTATTAGTACGGAAATTAATACTGCTGTTTACATTTATATGTTCACTTATATGTTTTTATCATCTTATCTTAATAAACAGTTATATGTATCATTTATATGATATGTCATAATTATACTCGATTTTTGTCAACTTGTCAATAGGGCAAAAGTAAATAAATATTTTAGTGTGATAAATATGTCACACCTTGTGTATATGATGTGAGTTACAAAAGTGGTTAACACCTAATATTTCTAATCTGTGTATTTCTCTGTACATATATACGTGACCCCCCCTAGTGGCCGCTGCATGGGGCTGCTTACTAGCCGAAAAAACATAAGGTGTGGTGCAAAATTTGTAAAAAAATAATGTAAATCAATAAAAATAATAATTAATAATATAATAAATGTAATAAAATCAATATGTTATAAAGAATAGTAAACTAATAATTAATTAGTTACTTTTTTATATTATTTAAAATGTAATTAAATCTGAATTACTACCGCTTTAATAAATGGCGGTGTATAAAAATTAATACGGTCATACTTGAAATATAAAAATCAAATATTATATAAAAGAAATATTTTAATATTATGGAAGGTTAATAAAAAAATGAT